GTCAGAAGCAACGATTGCCGCTCGACACTCAGGCTCGAACTCCCCTCCGGGAGTTCCGTAACTCTTGTAGTGGACGATCCTGCCGACGGTTGGGACTGTCATTAGATGGACTGCTCTCGCCTAGTTCGCACGTTCATGTTGGTTTCCCCGCTCCCCCTGAGGGACGCCAGCATCTGCATTACGTCCTGGCCTCCCTGAGGGGCTCCAGGGGGTGTAGGAGCGCCTGCGGGCGCTCCCTGGGGCGATCCTCCCATCGCGGCCTCAAGAGGGTTCTGAGGGCCCTGTGGGGCCTGCTCAGGCGTGAAGGCCTTGAGGATCGCCTCATGCACCGGAGTGCCCTTGGCTCGCAGGTCCATGACCTTCGCCATCTGCATGAGAGGCTGAAGTGGATCCATACCCTGAAGTGCCATCTGGGGGATCGCCTGCATGGCACCCTGGATACCCGCCTTGAGAGCATCGTTGAACTGCTCGGTATCGATCTGGGTCTGCATCTGGACTACATCGATCTGCATCGGCAGCTGTCGCTGCACGAAGTCTCGGGACACCAGTTGGTCACCGCGCAGCTGGAGCAGGGCCACGATTGCCCTGGCCGGGTCCTGACCTGCGGCAAACCCGTAAGTGACATCTGCGGTGTGGTTACCGTTGATGTCCTTGGACGGTACGTAGGAGTCCTCAAACGGAGTCCCCTGAACCACGCCACGGATAGTCCTCTTCTCATCGGGCCAGATCTTCTCATCGATGAAGAACGCATCCTCGATGGCGCCACGAAGCGCCATCCCGATCACCTGCTGGCCTGTGGTCACGACGGTGTCGAATCCACCCATCAGGGCCTCCACACCCTTGCCGGTGATGATCGATGCGTCGAGGTTTCCACCGCGAGCTTCTGGAGTTCGAGTGGACATACGCAGCTCCCTTTCGAGGAGCTGCTCTTCCTGTGCTGCGAACTGCGGAAGATCGATGCCTACATACTTGATCTTCTCGGGACTGTCGGTTCGGATGATGGAGTCACCACCGAACACCATGCGCTGAACATCTCGCGGAACTGCGAGAGGTGCACGTACAGCCTTCTCGGTCGCCTCAAGTCCAAGCATTGCCATGCGGGACTTCGCGAGGTAGACCCAGATCGCGTCATCGTAGGCGCCACGGATCTCACCGTCGAAGGATGGACGCACAGCCACTCGGACCGTCAGGCGGCCGAGTGGATTCTTCATCTCCTCAAGGATGGTGTTCGAGTGAGCCGGAAGATACATGTACATGCAGTTGGCATCCATGTACTTGCAGATCTCGATCTCCCTCTCGGGAAGATAGTCCTTGCCGTACGTGTCCTTACGAGTGAGCATCTTCTGTAGCCATGGATACTTGGCCATCAGTGAGATGGTCTCCTCGCGCCAGATGCGCGAGTACGACCTGAGTCCACCGAAGACATCGAACTCAGGGTATGCACCGACAGGGTTCTCGACCCTGATGACGGGAACCTTGCGTTCCATGTCTGGCTCTACCACATACACGGTCATGCCGTAGCTGAGGTAGTGATCGCAGGCCTTGATCTGCTCACCGTTCTCCAGCCTCGAAGCGAGGATGTAGTGAGAGGCGATCCTGGTCCTGCGGCTGGAGATCTTCTTGCTCCTGTCGGAGACCTGAAGAGAGTTGGAACAGTTGATCGACGGCATCTGTCCCATGACCTCTGAAGTGTCGCGGGCAGTCGTGTCAATCATGTTTGCCACTACCGGATGGGGCCATGGCTCAGGCATGGCCCCTGGCATCACGGTATCGATATCACCGGAGCGAACGTCACGGACATCCCTCTGTCGCTGATCCCGGTCTCGTGCGGCATCCCTAAGGGCCTCGACCTTTCGGGCGACTTCCTCAAGAGTCCGTACCATTCGTCACCTCCTCAGGTGATCGGTGCGTTCCACAGTGCGTTCCACGTGAGCTTGCCCACGATCCCGTCTGCGGTCAGGTTCTTGTCATGCTGGAATGCGCGGACAACCCTGTCGGTCTGTAGACCGAAGCTCCCGTCTACTCCGATAGTCCAACCGCGATCGTGAAGGCGCGCCTGTACAGTTCGGACCACATCTCCACTCGATCCGAGCTTGAGATAGATTCCGGGCCACGGGTGGTTAGGGGTTGGAGCGGGGGAGGGGCTGGGCACTGGCACGGGAGCATCTCCGGGCTCAAGTGCAGCACTGCGCACGAGAGCGTAAAGGGGCTCACCTGGGCATGAGGTGGCGTATCCATCACGGTGTCCCTTGATCTCATTCCCCGCTCCATTGCGGCGCAGGTATGCGATAGCGTCCTTGATTCCCTCGATCATCTCGGGAGTAGGCTGAGTATCGCCAGAGTCCCCGAGGAAGGCGACCACCGAGTAGTGGTCGCCGTTCAGAGTCTGGTTGCCATTGGCTCCGGTCTTCTTCCGGATACCGCGCCCCTCAAGAACGTATCCGTGCTTACACACTCCGAAGTTGTATGCCACATCCACATACCCCTCGGCCTTGTTGGCAAGGTGGGAGGCACGGATGTCCTTCCACTCCTGCACGCACTCATCGTGCGAGTCGATGTGAACAGCGGTTCCCTCGTAGTGAACCTTCACACCCTTGGCGGTCGGCCAATCGGCCGCCGCACTCGCTGGCCATCCGAGATCAGCTCGGCTTACAAACTTCATTGATCTTCTCCTCTATGCGCTTGATACGCTCAAGCGTCTCAGCGTCAAGCTTCACGTCTTCGAGTAGGGTGCGGCGGTCATTAGCCGCCGCCCTGTTGCCACTCATCAGCAGGATCGGTGTGGCAAAGGCAGCCTGTGCGCTCATCACAAGATTGGCGAGGATGAACGGGTACAGGTCCCACGCCCCGGTCATGTGCAAACCATTCCAGGCAAACCAGGCAGTAAGGAAGGCTGCCTGACTCAGGACGAACTTCCACGATCCCATCACTCCGGCTAACTTGTCAGCAGCCCTCTCACTGAACTTCATCCCGACCACCAATTCATCGTGCTGTCGCCATGCATTGCAGCCTGGGCCATGTAGTCCAGATCGATCACGGCCTGCTTCCTCTTGTCCCGCTCGGATGCGTAAGGGTTGGAGTAGTGGTACTCCTCCTGCTTGCTGACCTCATCGACAAGCTCCCTGCATCGGATCTCGGCGAACCAGAGAGCCATGACACAGTCGGTCTTGCGCCTGGACTTCCGTCCAGGCTCATCGGGCTCCCAGGTGACAAGCTGACCGATGAGAGCCTTGACTCCCTCCGCCTGCTTGTTGGGCAGGCGGATGAGCTGCTTCTTGTTCTCGTATCCATCGAACAGCATGGACATGGACGCGACTCCGAAGTCCGCGTCCCACTTGTTGCTTCCGGTAAAGTGCTCCCTCAGAAGACATCCTCGGGATGCCAGGAAGGACCGAATCTCTCGGTTCTGGGTCACCATGAGGTTCATGGCGTTCTTCTCGATACGCCACTCGTTCATGCGATACTTTACCGTCCACTCCTTGATCTTGTCGAAGATGTCATCCGGCTTCGTAGGCCTGGTCCAAACATCCAGTACCCACCGGATACCCGTAGCTCGATCCATCGCGATGACAACCGCAGCCGAATTACCAGTAACCGCCGGGTCGAACCCACCAACGACGTAGCAACCCTCAAGGCCATGGGGACGCCCCTGGGCCGTACCTGGAGGCATAGGCCCTGGCTGCCTGGCTGCGTCAACAGAACCAAGGACCGCCTTCTCTGGGAAGATCGCATCGTCAACCACCTGTGCTTGCATGTAGACGAGTTCCCAGTTTCGGGGACTCATGGATGCTCGGCGCTTCTTGAGCGCCGTGCCTGTCCACATAGGATACAGGCCGTCCTTGGTCTTTTCAACAAGAGCCTTGCCGACCTTGGAAACAGGCTGCCTGTTGGTGAACGGCCACAGAGTGACCCACTTCTTCGGATCCTCATCGAACTCAAGAACAGCAGGCTGAGTCAGGTAAGTCCACGGGGACTCCTCCTCGCCGTAGTACTCGTCCTTGACAATCTCTCCGTACAGATCAGTCGGAGCGAGTCGAGTTCCCACAAGTAGGCAGACTCCTCCGGGGTAGGAGAGTCGGTTGTAGACCTCTCGCTGAAGCCAGTCCATCTGCTTCTCATACTCGTGAGCGTTCTTGCCAGTGACACAGTCGTCCAGGATGATCAGGTCCGCTCGGGATCCATAGATGTGACCACCGATGGAGAGGGCCTGAACAGTCGGGTCCTTCTCGCCGGAGTCTCGAAGGTCCGAGCTGACATAGATGGAATCGGCAGTCCAGCTCGCCGCATTGGCGGCGAACCCTCCATCCGGAGCGAAGTCGATCTGGAGCTTGCGGTAGTTCGGGTTCGGGGACGAGAGCCTGTCCTTGATACCTCGAAGGAACTTCTTCGCCATCTCCTGAGTCTGGGACACGATGATGATACGGATGTTCGGGTCATCACAGATCCGGTACGTCACATAGTTCATCGTGATCGTCGTGGACTTCGCATGCTCCGGTGGAGTGTTGATCAGAAGGAACTCGGGCTCTCCCTTGATGTACACCTGGTTCTCATGCAGGTTGCGGGGCTCTCGCCCCTCAAGGCAGTCCACCCACTGAAGATGATGGTTGAACAGTTGCGTGTCTAGGTACTTACGGCAGAACTCCTCGAAGTCCGGCATGTCGTCCCTTGCGGACGACTCCACTTCAAGCCGTACAGACCTGAGCCTGTCATCCGCTGCACGGAACTCGGCATCCTGTCGACGCCAGTAGCTTACAGCCTGAAGTGTTACACCGACTTCATCCGCAGCCTTAGTGCGGGGGACGCCAGCCTGGACAAGCCTGTGAAACGCCGACTTCTTCTGTGGAGTGGATAGCTCCCTGATCATAGTTACCTCATGATTGACATGCTTCACAGCGGCCCTTCGGGGGGCCGCTTTTTTGAGCGGGGGATAAATACCACAGAGCAGGTGGTTAGCAAGACTAAGGACTTTACTCACTTTACATGCATGAGGGCAGCCCTTCAGGGGGCTGCCCAAGCATCAAGCATGATCGTCATGTCTATCATGATGACCATGTAAGCATGTGCACTCTGTTGCTCCATGAGCGTAGTGAGGATGTGTGATGTCTAGGCGCCCCTCCAGGGGGGCGCCTCCCACGAGCTTCGCTCCATGAGCACATGTGTTCACTGGTTCCCCCACTATATATACGTAGTCCACCGGACACCTATGGGACAAACATCTTTGTAACGATTTGGTAACGTAGTCAGAGGCCAAGCAGGACAAGGATCGTTCGTACATGGTGTGACGTAGGTCACAGTCTTTATGCAACATTTGTTTGGGGACTGACCCACCCACCCAGAGCCGCGATTTAAAACCCCCGGGTACCGGTCTAGACCTGTGGGCCCATTGGTCTACACCACTGGTCGGAGAGGTCTAGACCACTGTCCAAATTGGTCTATACCGCGGTCTGGACCATTGGTCTACACCACTCTGATCACATGTGGTCTAGACCACGCCTGATGCGTGCATGTGTATGCATGTGAGCGCATGTGCATACATGTGTGGCCATGGGGCCTGTGCAATGTCACATGGTGAGGGCGATAGACCCCTGCCCACCATCCCTGTCTACGCACGTGTAGACGCACACACATGGGCAGCACCACTATCCATGTCTTATTGGCAATGGTTTTCATATAGACACCCATCTATACAGGCAGGTGACCACACTGGTCTAGTCCACTTGGGCCATGTGGTCTAGTCCATTCGGACGTAAGGACCAATATCCATGAATACACATGACTGTAAGGGGCTCGCCTTCGGGGCGAGCCCTACACGTGTGGAGGAAGTGTGAATGATCTGGAGTGATCGTGTGCATGGGTATTGACGCGTGAGCCCACGTAGGGGCAGCGTGTGCGGCGCAACGCACATACGCGAGAGAGGGAGGCAGCGATGAACGCTCAGCAGCTTGAGGCAGCGGACAACGCGAATGCCGAGGGTGCCTGGCTTGACCTGGTGGCGGCATTCGACCGTGACCGTGAGGTCTGCCCCGTGGTGGCTGCCCTTGAGAAGCTGGCCGCTGCTCCCTTCGTGACCCTCCCCTCTCCCGCTCCCAAGGCCACCGCGCGTCAGCGCGTGGCCCGGTTCATCCTCCGGAGGTTTTGATTGAGAGGCGTGTTCTTCGTTCCCGAGGTCGGGCGGTACGCCATGATCAGCGGGAACCAGTTCCTCGGGTGGACCAACGCAGCCACCCCCAAGCTCAGGCATAGCCACCTGGTCACCCTTGAGAAGAAATACGGCCTGTACGACCCTGAGGCCGCCGCTCAGGATCAGGAGGGAGCACGGGACAGGCTGAGGAAGGTGGACAACTTCGTGCGCACACGGCTGGATGCACGTGCACGCATGAGACGAGAGGTCTAGACCAGAGGAGCGCCCCTCGGGGCGCTCTCTCTTTGCCATGACAGTTAGGGTACAAAGCTCGCACAAACCTGTTTGCCGGCGACTTGGTTCAAGGTTCAACTACTCACTCATTGAGAGAAGCCCTGGAAGGGCCCTAGGACGGCCTGTGAGCCTTCCTCTGGATAGATGAGACCAGGGCGGCCCTACGGGGCCGCCTGTGACCCCTTGTGAGCCCTTCTTGGGGCAAGCCTGCCCCATGTGCTCTCTACGCGCACGCGTACGCACTCGCCCAGCGGGGAAGGTGAAGGGCCCCAAACACCCTCTGACCTGCGTAAACAAAAGTCAGTACAAATGTGGGCTTGCACGTTACCCTTGGTAACACCCAATGTCTTCCATGTCGCCAGCGAAACCGGCGACAAGCCAAGAAAGATCCTGAAACTGGGGTCTAGACAGGTAAGGCGAGAGCCGCTAGGTTCGAGTCAAGCAAGACCGCTCGAAACTCCCCGAAACTGGGGTCTTGACAGCGAAACCCAGATCCGCAAGGATCGAACCGCAGGACAGCAGGACGGGAAACAGGCTCCCGGGTGCACCACTTGGCCAAAGATCTGCAATATGCCCGAGAGGGTGCCCATCAGGGGCTACAACCCTGTAGGACCGGACCCGCCCATGTTGGCGCGAAAGGGAACGCACGTGAGGGCGCGAGCCCACTTGAGAACTGCATATAGCTGGCAACCTAGCCTGAACCTAGGCGGGTAGGCCTTCAAACCCCCTTTCTTCCCTAGGTGGGACATGATCGAGGCTATCTCTCAACCATCCTCGGATGGTTTCGAGGTGAATCGTACCTACGTCCCACCGGGCAGGACACAGTCTTCGGACTGTGTCCGGTCTAGACCTTGCACACTGTGTCGGGTCTACCCATGAAAACCCTAAGGGAAGAGGGAAATCATGCTCAACAACCATGAGCTCGTGTTCGCCGTCGTGATCAACGACTCGGACTACATCATGGCCATCGACAAGGTGGGTGGCGGAACCTTCGGTACCGCCTACACCTGCGAGGACTGGTCGTGGACCCTCTACAACGACTCTGAGGACGAACTCAAGTCGGGCGAGCTCCACATCTGCGACACCGCACGCCACTGGGATGCGGTGTCGCGGGTCAACACCATGATCCAGGATGGCGACATCGACCCGAGCAATGTCAAGGAGCAGGTCGACAATGGTATGAATCTCCTCAGCCGTGTCATCCCGAACTGGCGCAAGCTGGTCGACGTCGACATGCTCGATCTGGCGTCCATCCGGTGGTGCATCCTGGGCCAGATCTTCGGAGACTACAGCCAGGGATCGGAGATCCTCTCGAACGTCGAAAGTGACTTCGACGAGGAGGAGTACGGATTCTGCGCCAACCCCCACACGGCCAGCGACGCACTGACGAACGAGTGGAAGCGTCGTCTCAGCTGACAGTCACGCAATCAAGGAGAGGCAGCGCGCCTGAAGCGCGCTGTTTGTCCCGGTGCCGCGTGGCATCGAAGGGAAGGGAGTTTCAATGGAGATCAACGGTATCGTCATCGAGGACGCCGTGTCCCGTGGGTTCGACCTGCTGGACACGTACGGCCCCGAAAACTGGCGAGACATGATCGACCGGGAGACGTACCACCACCATGACGCCCGGGACTGCATCCTGGGGCAGGTGTACGGCTCCTACTTCGTCGGCACCGGCGCTCTGGAGCAGGCAATCTCCAACGCTGACGCGTGGGACAAGATCCCGTGCGACGGCGAGGAATACTACTGCTGTGCGTCCTGCTCTGGTGCGCTCCGCCCCCGCTTCTTCGGATTCGACGGGACGGGTGAGATGAACGACGCGTTCGAGGCGGAGTGGCGCAAGCGGCTCTGGGGACCCACGGTCCCCGACGCAGAAGAGTGCTGATCTGAGCGACAGTCGAACCGGTGTCTCGCGAGAGGCGCCGGTTCTATCAGCCGCTCAGGCTGGTGAAAGGGGAGAGATTATGGCATCTACAGCAATCATGTTGCTCAGTAGGGGCGATCTGGTGCAGTGCATGAACTCTGACGATGAGGCCTACGATCTTGCCTACGTCCAGGGTGTCATCATGCACGGCGAGCAGTGCACTGTCCTCACGGAACTCGTCATGAGTGGCAGGAAGTACACCATCGACTACCCTGCTGATGCACACGTGGAGGTGTGGGGACATGTCGCCTAACCGACCTGCAACCCTCCGGGGCTCCGGCCCCGGTACATGGGACGCTGAGTACACCGTCGGAAGCGATGACGTTATCAAGTCACGTGTTGTCTACGTGAGCGGTAACGACACCGAACAGATCCTGAAGAACCGTCTCGGCGAGATCCTCAGGGTGAGTCCGTCGGATGTTCACGTCTACATGGCGGTGAAGCTTGGCCGTTAAGTCCACACCTCGCAGGGCGGCCTTCTCCCGCTGTCAGTTCACCACTCAGAAGGTGAACGGACTGGAGAGGGACGTCTACCTCGCAGGACGGGTGCGCCCGGTATTCCGCATCTCCCAGCGATGGGGACATGGTGCGGGATGGTGGGTAAGGCTGCCCAATGAGGAGCACATGCCCACTCGGTACAACTCGATCAACAGTGCCATCATGGCAGGTTCGGAGAGGCTCTAGTGGCTTCCAAGATTGTGCGGTGGATTGCATCGTTCAACGACCAGTCCACCGCAAACGACTGGGTGATCAATCGCGGAGGCAAGATGCTCCGCAGTTGGGGCAAGCTCAACACTCACTGTTTCAGGGTCATGTGGGATCCGAAGGACAAAGAGTGGAATGTGTGGCTGTGCGAGAAGCGCACACCGTAGCCTTGTGGCTAACTTGAGCCGCGCATGCCTGAGGCATGCCGGTTCAGGCAGCACCACACTGGTGTTGGGGAAGAGAGTGATCATGTCCAACGAGAAGCGCATCATCGACTCGCCCGAGCTCTTCGGGATCTTCGATGCTCTCATCGACGGCAAGGACAAGGACTACGGGTACGGTGACGTGTACGAAGCCATCAATGGTGAGAAGTGGTCCGGCATCGCGTGCCAGAACTGGGCCTACCCGGAGGGCGAGCGCCGCGACCACGGCGGTGGAGACCCGTTCTACGATGGTGAGCGCATCCCGATGTGCATCATCGGTCAGGCACTCGGCAAGCTGAACGTGCTTCGGCACGTCGGTCGGCTCGAGTCGTGGAGTGGCGCAGTGAAGCAGCTCGCGGAGGAGAACATCTTCTTCACCGATGACGCACTGATCGCCATGCGCACAGCACAGTCCCTCCAGGACATCGGTGCGTCATGGGCTGTCTCCGTGTTCGCAGCACGTGTGGCAATCAACAACCGGCGTTCCATCGAGAGCGCGAAGGTGGACGCCGGTTACGAGAAGTAACCACTGTACTCAAGGTGAGCATCCGGGCTTTGGCCCGGATGTTGACCCGATACCACAGTGGTATCAATGGGAAGAGGGTAGGAACAATCATGAAGCTTTTCAACGAGCACGGTGAGCAGATCGACTCCGTCGTGAACTACGCCCGTGAGCTCGGAGACAAGACGCCCGCCACGCTCTCCAACCACCTCGACAAGGCCATTGCGGCCGGTGAGGCGGAGGTGCAGGGCCAGCAGGGTCGCACGCTCTACTACCGAGTGGTCGATCTGGCTGCGGCACGTGCGAAGTACGGTCGCCAGCCCAAGCCCAAGCCCGTGGCGCGTGAGGAGTTCGAAGCTCTCCAGTCCGAGCTCCTGAACAAGGCTGTCGAGAACGCGGAGCTGGTGGCAAAGATCCAGGAGCTGGAGAAGGATCTCGCCACGCTGCGAGAGCGTGACGTCGAGCTGTCCCTTCTGGAGGCGGCCGGTGTGGACAACTGGGAGGGCTACAGTCACGCCTTCTCGGGTGAGGAGATCTGAGACAACTCTGAGCGGGTCGGCCCTTAGGGGCCGCCCGTTGAGTGAGCATCTCAGCTCAAGGGAGGAGGGTTTATGGCTACACAAGCGGAAGCCGACATGGTTTCCGAGATTCTTGAGCGGGACTGGGAGGGGCACACGTCCAACCGAGTAGCGCGAGAGATCATTGATGCCATTCGGAAGAGTGACAGAGCCAAGAGGGACAAGGAGAAAGCTAAGGCTGATTCCCTGTTCAAGCCTGTCACCCTTCTTCCGGAGAGAGGAACAGCCTTCAAGACACCCTGGAGCAGTGTCACGTACATCGTGGCATGGGCTGGGGTTGAGCTTGAGGGTGACCACCAGATGATGTGGTGCGTCAGTTCCGACTCTCATCTTGGCTGGTTCGGTTACACTAACTCCCCGCTCATGAAGATCTACAAGGATGCTACGGCAAGTCAGTCTACGATTGACAAAATCCTGGCGCCTACCGTGGATCTCAAAGTGGGGGACAGTCTGCTGTTCCGCCAGGATGCGGTCTTCTCCATAGAAGCCATGGTCAATAAGGCAGCACTGCTGCGCCACGAAAAGACTGGCTTGCTATATACGGAGTCGACCACCGACCTTCTCAGGTTCTACAAGAAGAGAGTAGGTAAGTGACTACATACGTGGCATGGTTCACCCTGTCCACGGGTGGCTACGCTCTGCACAAGGGTGGCGACGATGACCCGCATGTGCTGGTCGACGGCATCGCTTCAATCATGCGTGTCAACCAGTTTTTTCTGGTCAACAACGGCAACAACAATCCCGAGCTTCTCAACCGGGATCACGTGGTGAAGGTTGTCATCAAGGAGGACCGTCGGTGACTTCTCTCAAAGCATGGGAGCGGGTTGCTTACGACCCGTACTGTCGGCGCTGGGCTCACGAGATTCCCGGAATGGGTGACACCATCGAGGAAGCTCATGAGTATGTCCTTGAAGAGGAGGGCACGCTCAACCCGGAGAACAATCACTTCGCGTGTGACGAGTGCTACATCAGGCTCGGCATGCCCACCACCCCTTGGGGGTGGGTGGCCCAGTGAGGCGTTACGCTCTCATGATGGCTGGTCTCGTTGCGGTAACGGGCTGCGCCATAGCGCAGCCCCACCTCAACCGTGGAACAGTGGTGGAAAAGGAATACTCCGCCGCACATTCCGAGCTGATCGGCAAGTGCAAGAAGTGGGTCAAGGGCAAGCCCAAGACCAACAACAACTGTTCATCCTGGCAGTATCACAACGACTGGCACGATGAGTGCTACGAGCTGGAAATCCAGGGTGACAACGGCAAGGAAGAGGACATCTGCGTCTCGCGGGTTGTCTACGAAAACTACAAGATCGGGGATACCTGGCATGGCTGAGTGGATCACGTTCGACGCAATGCGTGCCGGTTCGGTGTTCACTGAGCACGATCTCCTGGATCACTTCGTCAAGAACAACTCGTGCTGCTACCCGGAACAGGGCAACACTGAGCAGGTTGCCCGTGACGCTGGGGAGATCTCCTTCATCACGACCGGCGAGGGCTACCGCCTGTACAAGGTGGAAGTCCGCGTCACTGAGGTCGAGGTGTGATCGCCGGAATCATTGCAGCAGCAACCGGCGGGTTGCTGCTGGGAGTGTTCAGCCTGTACCTCACCGAGCTGGATCGTGCGGTTAGGGCTGAAACCGAGCTGGCCGAACTCAAGTTCCAACTCATGTTCAACAAGGAGAGTAAGTGACCACCACCGAGCACATCGTCAGTGTGTTGCAGAGCTTCGCCACGGTCTGCAACAGCATCTCCATCGTTCTCATCGTCCGTCGCATGTCTCGGGGTAACTGATGCACCGTAACTCCGTCCGTTTCACCCTGCACATCGCACTGATCCTGGTGTCAGGTCTCATCAGTGGCCTGCTGGGCGACGTGTTCTCCTGGTGGAACTTCTTCTTCGCGTTCGTCTTCGGCCTGCTGATGGGATTCACCTTCGGCAGGGTGATCGAGTGGCTGCACGATGATGCAGTCAAGCAGCGCAAGCTGGAGGTCGCAGCCGCAAAGGCTCTGCACCCTGCCGGTTCCGCGCTCATCAAGAAGGACTGAGACTGTGAAGAGAGCCCCCACCTTCAGGGGTGGGGGCTCCATTGACAGGTCAGCGCTTCAATCCCTGTCCAATCTGTACACGTAGGGTTACCTTGTGCTCGGATGTGGTAGATGCCACCCCCACGTGAGTACCGGTGTAGTGAGGGACGGGACCATCCGTCCATCCTCCCAGAAGCTTGAGACCATGCTCAGCAAGGGAGCGCTTGAGATCCTCTGTGAAGGCGTCTACGCGCTCATCAAAGGAGCGCTGGGCCTTGGCCTCAGCGGCTAGCTTATCGGCCGCTAGGCGGGCCTTCACGGCCTTCCAGGAGGCATCTCGCTCCCTCTGCTTAGCCGCCCGCTCACGCTCGGATTTCTGATAGCGCTCCTCCGCCGCCTTGTATAGTTTGGTGCGGGCAACCAGTGCATTGTTGACGGCAGCGCCTGCCCTTTCGGCATCAGCGCGAGCATTGCGGGACGCCTCGACCGCCTCATTGAACACTCGGTTGGCCTCAGCGAGAGCCTTGCGCTCTTCGTAGTTGTACCTCATCAGAACTCAGTAGCCTTTCGTGCTGCTGCATTGCTCATCGCGCGGCGGAACTTGCCGCGCGTGTCATAGAAGTGCTTGCTCTTGCTCCACTCCTCGTAGGTCACACCCTCCATGGGGTCTGCCGGTCGAGGATTGTTGAGCTGGTTGGAGATGTACTTGAGAGCACGCTGAATGCGCTTTCGCACAGTCTCCACGTTCAGATCGAACATCACTGCGCACACTTCGGTTGTAGTACCGTTGGCGAAATGCTCCCGAAGAAGTGCAACCCTGTCGGCGGGGAGCGTGTTCATTGCTCCCTTAACGTCGAT